CAAACGTGCCATTCGTCACTAACTCATCAGGCGCAACCAGATCGGTGTCATCGGTGTCGGACAGGAAGGCACCCTGGATGTCGCCGTTCATCCAGCCTGTGTTGTAGGTGGAGGTGATCAGGGCAGACATGCCAACATCGAAGTTTGACACATTTGCAGAGTGAAGCATTAGTCCGTTTTTAACACTGCTATTGGCGAGGCTGCTACCAGCCATGGAAAAGTCATTACCAACTGTAGTGTTAAGTTTTAACCCCCAAGTTGGCATCAAAACCCCAAGAACAGAAGGGTTAGGGCCACCTACATTGTCACCAAAACCATCTCCAGATAAAGCGTCGGCAATAGTGGAGAAGTAAAAAGCATTAGAGCTTACCGAAATATAATACAGCCCTGCTTCGCAGAAAATTACACTAGTAGTTGCAGTAGTTGCTGCACTATCAACAACAGTCCCATCATCCTTGATCACACTCACGCCACCAGCAGTCGCCACTGCAATCGTAGGTACAGGAAGCCCAGTCGCAGAGTCAATCGGGGCGTCTGGCAGGACGGTCATGGCTACGTCGTTGGTAACAATGCTAACAATCGCAGGGGCAGTTCCGGTCCACGTAGTAAATCCAGAACCTCTCCAATTGCCACTTACCAACTCGCCGTCTGAAATTCCGCCTGTTGCGGCATCGGACCAGTGTAGCTTTATCTGTGATGCGCTAAAGTCTAGAATGGCAATACCGGAACCGGCCCCGCCGTTTCTAGCCACAACGACTTTACCGTTCAGGCTTTTAACTGATGAAATGGTTAAATCCCATCCAGAAAACACCATCCACATAGGCAGACTTGGATCATCACCATCGTAGATCGTGACCTTAGTGGCTTCAGCTACAATCACAGCAACCGCAGGGAACTCACGGCGAGCGCCACGGGTGGCCGTATCCAGCGTCTCGTTGTACCAGCTTGTGCCTTGTGTGCGCTTACGCCATGCACCACCGTCAGAGTCCTTTGAGGTGTCATAGACGAATACGTCAACGGCTGTGACTGTTTTGGTGGCTGCGATGGCCTGTAGCAACTCATCACGCTGACCTGCAATCTCCCAGCTTGCACCGTTCCAGACATACAAACCACCAGAAGTGCTATCCCAGTACAACGCACCAGTCAGGAGTGTGTCACCATCATTGTCTAATGTAGGCGCAGATGTCTTGCTACCTAGGTAACGGTCATCAAAGGCGTCATAGGTAGCCTCAACAGCGGCGGCGGTATCTGAGGCAGCAGTGGCTGACCCCAGGATACTATCAACGTAGCTCTTAGAAGTTAGCTCAGAAGCTGTAGTAGGTGTTAAGGCTGCACCGTTTATGAGGTAACCACCCAAGGCGATGTTACCTGTCATTGTACCACCAGCTAGGGGAAGCTTGGTTGCAATACTGTTTGTGACAGTCGTACTAAAGCTAGCATCGTCTCCAATAGCTGCTGCAAGCTCATTGAGCGTGTCTAAGGCACCTGGGGCAGCATCGACAAGACCAGACACCTGAGCGTCAACGTAGGCCTTAGTAGCCGCTTGTTGGGCTGTGGTAGGGTCACTCACGTTGTTTAGGGTTGTGTTAGTGAAGTCAGCTGTCCCAGTTACGGAGAGGGCACCACCTACTGTCACGTTACCTGTAGTTGTAATAGCATCTATATGTGCTGAAGACCAGTAGTTAGACGCGTCACCAAGTGTGTATGTGGAGTCAATTGAAGGTATAAGGTTGGAGGCGATGCCTGTCGTAGACGATAGTGTTGTAAAGGCACCTGCAGCTGGAGTAGTAGAACCAATGGCCGTACCATCAATTGTACCTGCATCAATATCAACACTAGCAAGAGTAGAGAGGCCAGTTACAGCTAGAGTACCTGCTACTGTAGCATTCTCGTGCACAGCTAGAGTATCAATGTAACCAATACCATCTAAGTACAAGTCCTTAAACTCAGCAGAAGCTGATCCAAGGTCCACATCGTTATCTGTGACAGGAACAAAGACACCGTCTTCAATACGCACTTGCTCAACTGCTACGGATGATACATCACTATAGAAGCTAATGCGGTTGTTTGTGGAGTCAACTACTACTTTATTAAAAGCACTTGTGTCTGAGATAAGAGGAACGTAAGCTCCCTCAGAGGCTGAGCCGTCGTGAGTGTGACCTGTGGCCTGTGCAAAAGCATCCCGCACTGCATTAAATTCAGCATTAACTGGCGCAGCCCGAATAACTGCACTAGCGATGATGTCAGCGACTGACTGTCTGGTATAACCTGCCATTTAGAGTCTATCTCCTAGTCCGTATGTTATGACAACCCCTTGGATAGTATGGGATGCCTCTATTCCGTTAGTCACGTACCTTAGAGATACTGATTTACCTGACCCCGTTACGTTTGTTCTAAACACTGGGGAAGGGTTGCCGTCAAAGATGGCTGTAGAATCGTACAGTGCTTCACCGTAATAAGCTGCTACACCCTCAATAGGTAGATTGTAGTCAGTAGGGCTTAGCACGTCAGGGGTCTGGTAGTCGTACTCAACGCCAAGTACAATATCACTAGTCCCCTCTGAACGTAAGTATGTTGAAATGCTGTATACAACTTTACGCACCTCAGGGTCTTCCATGTGGAAGAATGGTGTTTGGAATGCACTAAAGATAGGTTCCCCATTGAAGGATGTACCAACCTCTTGCTTATGTACAAGCCCTGCTGAATCCCCGTGTATTACAAACTCAGTCTGACCGATGTATCCACTCGAGGCGCAGGTAGCCTCAATACCGAGTAGCTGACCGTACTCATACTCAATACCAGACTCACCTGGTCTAAGAGCACCTATAATCCCTTGACTGTCAGCTGCGCCAAAGAGAAGTCTAAACTGAGACTTAGAGCGCACTACTACAGAGTTTAGAGCATCAAGGTCCAACCTAAGAACTACACCTGTAATGATAGACTGGATATCCTTAGAGACTGTCTCCAAGTTAACGTCACCGATACGGTCGGTCCCTGTTACTGGGCGAAGGCCATCCTGTGATAAGAAGAGTAGGTCACCCCCTACTTCCATAACACTGTCAGTAGCCAAGCAACCTAGATTATCTGTAACGACTTCTATCTTAAAGTCAGAAGCATCAAGTCCTGTTAGCTTACGGATGTTGTTGATACCAAAGATGTACAGAGCATCCCGGAAAGGCTTCATAGCTACTACAGGGAAGCCAACGTTTATAACACCAGCTCCATTACCTGAAGCAAAGTCAGTAGGATCGTAAGGAGCACTGAAGTAAACGTTGGTATCCTCAGTAGGGTCACCTGCGAGTAGGATGTGGTTCTTAAACTCGATGCTTAGCCGAGGGCTTGAAGGGGCTTGTACATGTGCGATCTGAGTATAAGTTGTTCCATCATAGGTGGAAGCTGGATTAACACCGTCCGTCAGGATAACTTTAGGAGTTCCAAAGTTAAACCGTGTGAAACGAACCTTAGTAACACCTGTCATTGTCGGAGAGCCCGCTGTGGTTACAGCTTGCCAAGCAGCCCCATCCCAGTAGTGTAAGTAGTCAGTACCTGCTGACGGTGTACGACACGCCAAGATACCGCTGTTGATACCGTTGGCTACAGCTACACCTAGTACAGCACCTGTGCCGGGGACGGTCCCGTAGGTGTTCAAAAAGCCACTAATACGACGGTACCCACCAGTTAGGGCGGGCTCGTAGTTAATCATGGCAATAGCTGAACCAGGTTTAACCTCCCCTTGAGAGAGAAGGTCACGGCTAGTGTTTAGGCCACCCTTACATGATACCTTAAAGGATCTTAGATTATCAGGCATTAGCTACACCTGAGAAGCCTCGGGGTAAGTTTGATCTCTCGATAACAGTAGAACGTACACGAAGCTTATCGTCTAGCAGGAGGTTACGCATAGACTTGATACCATTCTCGAAGTTGGCTTGGTGAATCTGGGATTGGGCGTCATTACTACGGAAGCGCATCAGGTACATCATAGCACCATCGACAATGATGTGGTCAAACCGAGAAGGAATAATAGCTACATCGTTATACGCTGTCAGATCGTTAGGGTACGCGAAGTACACGTACTCTATTTGATAGTCTGTATTAGGTGGAGGAGATACACCAAACTTCTCTTCGTAGGTCTGGTACACCAGGATTGGGGAATCACCAGTTGTGTTTGTTTCATCCGAAACCCGGTATGAGCTTAGGTACTCTTCGTAAGCAATAGGCTTAAGCAAGCGAGGCTCATTGCCCTCAGTGGTGTGAACCTTAAGAAAGAAAGAATCCCAGTCAACAGTTGAGAAGTCAGAAGGGAAGCTATATTCACGCTGGAGAGCTGTTAGTGTATGTGTGTACGTTGTCTTAAGAAATGGAAACTCGTGCCCATCCTGTAAGATACGGCGAATAGAGCTGTTGATAGAGTCCTTAGCTAAAGCCTGAACTCCTTTTACTGTTGTGAAACCATCACCAGCTGCATCAAGAGCCACCTCATTAAGGCGTCTTAGGAGCTGATTGA